TAAGTTAAAAATTCCGCCAAAGTTCATTCTGACTGTGATGCTTTCACCGCTGAACTGACCAGCAAGCACGGCAACGCCTTCAGTGATTTCTAAGGCGTTATCATATAGCGGATTGACTGAAATTGAAAATTCATTTGTTCCAGAATCGCTGGTTTTGAACCAAGCTGTTCCGCTTGCTGAATCCAGATAAAACGCTGAAATAAAGTCTGGAACTATTTCAATGCTTATTGAAACGGGCATTCCTGAAACAAGATCAAGAACAAATGCGTTTGTGCTGAACCCTTGCGGTATAAAGTAAACGCCAGCGACAATTTCAGGGTTCAATTCATCTTGAAAATCAATAAAATACATTGCAAAAGCCGCATCATTTGAAGCGCTTGCGTTGCTTAGGCCAACAAGTTCAGCTTCATATTTCACAACATCTGTTTGCGTTGTGAATCGGCATTGACTGCCTGTTCCCGTGATGCCAGTCACGCCAAAATTTCCAACTGAAATCGCTTCAACATCTTGGTCAGTAATGTTGATTATTTGGAAATCACCAGCGGGAATTTCAACCAGCGTTGGCGTTTCGCAAGTTAATGGCGGTGGTGAAGGAATATAAATTTGATTGCAATAAGTTCCTGAAGATTGGGGCAAACCAAACGGCCTTGAACCAGTGTTGATTTTGTTGACGTACTTTTGGACATTGCTACCAGCAAACTGAAAGACAAGCAAAAGTTCATTGTCTGGATTGAATCCTGATGCCGCCAAGCCTGAAAATTCATTGCCTTGATTGTCGGAAAGAAAAACTTCAGTTGTTCCAGAATTAAACCGTATTCCGCAAATGTATCCAGTTTGAATGACAATTTCACCAAATGGCGCGCCTGTAATAAGATCGCGTATTGTTCCGCCACCAGCTGAAGTGATATAAACACCACCAAGAAAAAGTTCTTGCGCAAGATCACCAATTGCAATGACTTGATCAAAAACGCTTGGATTTTCAATTTCAATCACTTCATTTTCAAAACTGACAAAGCCTTCAGAGGCTTTCCAGCGTTCATCTGAAGCATATGTGGCATTTGCAAACCCGCTGAAGTTTTCCAGCGTGACTGACTGTTCAACGCTGTCAAAAACCGCTGGAACGTCCCAAAAATCAGAAAAGGCCGTGAAATTCATCCAAGCGCAAAAGCCTGAAGGGTTCTTATAATCTGGATCATCATCAAGCGGTATTATTGTTCTGATTTTTCTTTCTGAAAATGTCATTGGCTTATTTCCAAATCAAATCCAAGTTCAATGTCCCTGAATGCCACGTTGAAATCATAGCCAATTGAATCCATGAATGAAACATCATTCACCGTTTCAAACTGGAAGGCGTGCGAATATGTTGCTGTATCATAAAAAATTGTTCCGTCAGAATTGAAAACCGCTGAATTCTGGTTGCCGCAAGCCAAATTGGTATTGAACACCTTCCCAAGTATTGACTTGAATAATAATGTCATAACGTCACGCATCAGATCCTTTGAAGCACCGCCAGAAATATCATTTGTTGAATTCACAAAGCAATAAATTGTGAATGGAAAAATCACTTGTTGACGGTATGAATTTGAACGGCCAAGAACCGTTGTTGCATCACTTTGAATTTTCCTGTCTTTTGAAGCTGAAGAATCATTTGTTTCAACAAACAGCCAAAGTTTGTCAGTTTCTTTTTTCGTGTAAGCATCTTTGGCGCGCTCAAAAGAAACTGTTCTTGAAATCCTGAAATTTTTCTTCAGAACAATTGAACCTTCAGCTGGCGGCAAGTCAGGAAACGGCAACAAGAATTGAACGTTGTCATCATCAACAACATTCAGAACGTTGAACGTGCCGTTGTATCCATATGCAAACCCGTCAACCAGCTTTGGCGCACCGCTTGAAGCAATCGCACCAGAATCAGGAACTTTGAACGTGAAATGCCTTCTATTTGGAACTGAAAGAAGTTCAAATTCACCGTTGAATTCAGGTTCAGTTGCGCCTGTAATTTCAATAAAAATTGCGCCTGTTTCAGCGATTTGCACCCTGTCAAATGTCAAATTGTGATCAAGTGAAGTTTCAGCGCTGGCAACAGTTCCAGTTCTTACAATTGAAACAATTGGCATGTTTGTTTTTGCGCCAACAATTGAAAACAATGAACCAACAGTCAGGCCGTGATCTGGAACGCTTGCCGTTGCCTGATTTCCAGCGCAAGAAATTCCAGAAACAGAAATCTGATCAGTAAACAAATTTGTTTGTGGCGGCAAAGCGGCCATCAGTTGCCTGACAATTTCTTCAGATTTCATGACTTCAATTCAATTCCTTGTTCAATTAAGGTTGCGCCTATTATATAGTTTTTTTTCATTGAATTCTGAAGCGTTGGCCGCGCCGCCATTCTTGCTGTTCCAAGTTCCAAAAAGGTTGAATAAGGCGCATTTGCGCCAAAGGTTAAACCGTCAGAACCCTGAACCGTGAAATCAATTGATTTTCTTAATTTTCCAGAACGGTTTGCCGCTGACTGGCCAGCCGCGCTTGCCTGATGTCGCCTTCCCTTGTACCTGTAAATTCTGCCAGTTTTATCTTTTCGCAACATATCAGCTGAAGCGGTTTTCTTTAAAGCTTTTCCAAGATTGTACAAGCCCATTCTTATACCAGCACGCGTTGCGCCATCAAGGTTTTTGATCTTTCCAGCAACAAGCGCTTCAGCGCCTTTTTCATCAAGCATGAGTTGCCGCCTTTGTTGCAAGGCCGCGATTTGTGCAACGGCAAAGCTGGAAATCATGCCTGTTGTCCAAGTCTTCAACATCAATGACATTGAAGCGCTGGCCTTCAATGTCAATCCAGTCTTGAAAAGTCAATCCAGAAATGTAGGGAATATATACATGATGCGTGACATCCTGTTCAACGCCAACTTGATCAAACAATGATTCACCGCGCACCGTTTCAACCAGCATGAATGAATTCACCTTCAGTGTGAACACTTCTTCAAAATCAACACCGCCTGAAATTGGCGCGGCAATGTCTCTGGTGTTTATTGTCCCGTAGTCAACAAGATCACCAGCGCAAACTTGGCGGTTTTTTTTCCTGATCTTTGTGCAAATTGCCATATTCAAAACCCAAGTCTGATTTCCCTGATTCTGAATTGATTGTATATCATGCTGCTTGTGCTTGGCATATTTCCAGCGCCACAAGAATCAGCGCAATCACCACGATTTCTGGCCACGTTCAAGGCATGTGCCATGATGCCAATTTTCAATTCAGCGGGAACGCTTTCTGTTGTGTCGCCATAGCCAGATTTGAAAATTATTTCAATCGCTTGAAATGGCCGCGCTGAATTCACGTCAGCTGGCCACGCCTTGCCGTCAAAAATTGCTATTTTGGAATAATCGGTTTCTTGCGTCAGCATGAATGTTTCTGGATCAACATCAACAAGAACATTGGCTTCATTGTAATACTTGAAAGAAGTTAAACTTTGGAAGGGTGATTTTCTCAATTCAATATAGTTTGCGCGCTGGATAAATTCATCACGCAAGGTTTTAAATTCTGTAGTGATCAGAACGCGCCTTGTATAAACCTGACAAAAGGCAATTGCTGAATTCAGGATCAGCTGAAGCGTTGCTTCTTCAGCGTTGTTGGTTATTTTTGCATAGGCTTTGAAATCAGCAAGCGTGACCGCTGGATTCACTGGCGGTGTTTGGATAACGTAGGCAAAAGCCTTTTCACGCAAGATTTCAGACATGACAAAAAGCCTTATTTTTTAGCGGCTTTTTTTGGCTTGACCGCTTTGGTTTCTTTGGGATCAACAATTTTTGTTTCTCTGTTTTCTTCAGGCATGGAAACCTGAATTTCAACAGCGCGGCCACGCCTGACAAGTTCTTCAGCGCGTTCACCGCTATAAACAGCGTCAACTTCCAACAAAAAAGGCTTATTGTTTTCAAAAATTCGGCTTTTTTGGGTGATTTTCACTTTCATGGCTTGGCCTCAAATAAAAAACAGCGATCTGCTAAAGGTGAATAAAACAGACCGCTGGAAAACCCGCACGGGTTTTTTGTTAGTTTAAAGGCGCGCTTCTTGGGCAGTCTTGCATTGCCAACAAGGTTGCATTTGCGCCTGTTGTCACGTCAGTTGAAACAACTGAAGCACGAACATAACGCTTTTTGCCAACATAACCAACATGGCTGACGCTATTTGCAGCGTCAAGCGCTGTATTGTCGCCAAGAATGCTTTCAGCGGCAACAGCATTGAAGCTGATGTTGTCGTCACTTTCTTCAAGCAAAATTGAATAGCTGCCATCAGTGTGCGCACCGATAGCAAGCGCAACTTCAAGCGCTTCAAAGTCATTGTCACCATTCATGTCAACAACAGCGCCAGCGGTTGTTGTGTTGCTTGCAATCACCGCCGCCAGCAAATGTGAAAGTTTCATTCCAAAATTCTTGTCTTTTGAAGCCATAAATAAACCCTTTTAAAAAAATTAAATTGAAAAACTAAACGCTTTCACCCAAAAAGCCAGCGTAAAGCTGACTTGTTGGATTCATTTTGCTGAAAGATTAAACAGCGGCCTTCAGAACCTTAATTGCTTCAGGAAGAACAACTTGGCCGCCTGTTCTACGCCTGAAAACCCATTTGATTTTATCGTCACTTGCAAGCGTCAAATCATCCCGTATGACGCTCATTGCAACGTGATCCGCTATCCGATAACCGCGCATAAAATCACCGCAAGCCAAAGGCCGCTTGTTTGCGCCAACATTATCCATGTCAGGCACTTCAACATAAGGAAGGCCATTCAGGGTGTTTGGTGCGCCACCGACCAAGCCAGCTTGCCACAAATACTGATCATCAAGCGTTTTCAGCTTGCGCAAATATGCAATTGTCTTTCTGTTCAGAACATAGGTTGCATTGTAGCCAGTTTTCAGTTCAGCGGCCAAATCAATCACGTTGTCAGCGGTGATGTCAGCGGCAATGCCAGAATTGATAGCCTGAACACCAGCATCATACAAAAAGCCTTTTGGCTTTTTCACGCCATCACCAAGCACAAAGGCAAAGCCTTCTTGTTGTGCAAAATCTTCACTGGCATCTGTCATGATTTCATTTGCAACGTTGATGATGCCATCTTCCAGCATTTCACGCGTGCTGATGATTTCAGCCATGATTTTATTCACGGGAATTTCAATTTCACCGTATTGGCTTGAAGTGTTTGGCGCGGATTCACGCTCACCACGCCAGCCGCCAGTCAAATTGCTGGTTCTTTTGAACAGAACAACTGACTTTCTGTTTGTTTGCATAACTCGCGCCAGTGCGCGCATTGGTGAAATTTCAGTGACGTTTTTCAGCACTTCCATTGATATTTCTGGAACAGCGAAAACACCGCCATCAGGATCAGAATCAGTTCGCAACATTTTCAGCTGTTCTGGTGACATGCCTTTTTGCCCCATTGCTATGAAATGCAAACATGCCTTGTATTCTTCAGACTGTTCTTTCTTGTCAGAATGTTTCACGCGCATCAGGCGCTTTTCAACTTCTTTGAATTCATCTTCAAACTTGGCGCGTGCTACTCTTTCAGCTTCAAGCGCAATGGTGATTTCCTGATTCTTGCTTTCAATTTCATCAAGCTTTGCTTCAGCTTTTGCCATTGCTTCTTTGTTGCCGCTCATGCCTTTTTCATGTTCAGAACGCAAAATGACAATTGCTTCATTTGATTCTTGGGCAAGTCTTTTCAATTCAATCATATCTTGTGACATAAAATTTACCTTCTATTGATGTTTTTGTTTAAGTTCCTGTAAGCCGTCAAAACTTCAGACAATTGATCAGAATCACCCTGACCGCCTGAAACTGGATCACCCAAGTTCAAGAATTTGTTCATGATATGTTCGCGCGCCTGTTTTGTAAAGATGTCTGTTTCCTTGAAAAAATCACGCAATGTTTTCACGTCAGAAATATGCTGAACATCTTCAAGGCTGAACATTTTGCCATCAGCTGACTTGAATGCGCTGACGCTGGCTTTTGGGTTTGCTGGAAAAGTAACAAGCGAAACTTCAAACAGGTCAATTTCTTTCAAGATTCTGACTCGGCCTTCATTTTCACTGTCTTTCACTGAATAGCCAATTGACATTTTTCGTATTGAACCAACGCGCATTTGTGGCATAACTCGGCCACGAACAAGATCATCTTCTTTTGGCAATCTTGCCTTGATGAACAGACCTTCTTCAGTTTCTCTGATTTCAGTTGGCATTCCTATTGGTTCGCTTGTTCTATGCTGCCAAAGTATGACTGGCGTTCTTTCTGAAATAGACTTCAGAAAAGCGCCTTTCCTGATGATGTCATCAGTCAAATCAACATTGTTGAATGTTGATGCCAAGCCTTCAAAAGTGAAGAATTTGTCTTCTTCACTCATGGCCTTGATTTCAAAAGGAAGTTCAAGATAATTCATTCAATGTTTCCATTTTTTCTGAAGCATATATTAAATTTTAAGCTTTGCAAAGTTCAAGCTCCCAAAACGCCCTGCAAAGTTGGCAGCGGCTTTCCTGTTTGCGGTTTCACTCTGGTGTCAATTGCTTCAGCAATCGCCTGATCATTGACAACAATGGCAGAAATGCAACGGCAATTGATCACGTTTTCAAGTGAAGCGCCAAGACTGGTGTCACTTGGAAAGCGCAACAATTCACCGCCAACAATGAAAGGATCATTCACGCCTACCCTTTGCCCATCAGCCAGAACGTGAGATTCACGGGTTCTTGAATCCAGAACTGATGACCATTCCTTGAACAAGACTTCTTCTTGCGGAACGCCAGTAATTGCTGAAACATCATTTGCGATTGTTTGCGCCTCAATGATCTTTGAACCTTCACTTGCTGTTTGTGTTTCAGTGACTGCAATAGTTTCAATTCTTGATTTTGCGCGCCTGTTGAATTCATTTTGCGCTTCTTCAGCAACAACAAGATTTCTTGAACCAGCAAAAACTTCAGGCAATTGCAAGCCAACACCAAAGCTGATTGCGCCATTGATTTCAGTTTGCGTTGTTTGAATGATCAGCCTTGCATGAAGTGCCGTTGTCAAATTGATAAATTCTCTCAAAGCTGAATTCACTTTTTCATCAATGGCTTTTGTTTCTTCAGGCAAGAAATGCTTGACTAATTGCTGGCGCAAAGCAATACCAAACAGCTTTGAAACTCGCCTGTAATGTTGACGCAAAATTTGCTGAAGTTCGTTTTCATAGACTGACGCGTTCAGAATTTGGCCGCGTTCTGAAAACTGGTCACGCATATCAGTGGAAATTTCAGCAAATAAAACCGCCATTTCACGCTTCAGGCGCGGTTCAAGCTTCAGTTTCAAAGCCAGCTGACGCTTGGCAATGGTTGAATTTTTCATGCTTAGAAATAAGCCTTTGCAAATGCCTTGACTTCATCTTCAGAATAAACTGGTGAACCGTCAGCGGTTTTTTGGTCACGCAACATTTGTTCATAGTTTCTTTGGTCTGTTTGCTGTGCTGGCGCTGAAGGCGCTGGCTTCACTAATTCATCACCGTTTTCAATTGCCTGATCACCAATGATTGAACGCAATTCATTGACAGTGTTCACGCCAACATCTTTGCGCGCTTTGGCGTTTTCCATTCTACGGCCTTCCAGCGCTGGAATACTTGCATCATCATAAGTGATAATTAAGTTTTCGCTGTTCTTGTAGCGCGGCAACAGCATTTGTGTCAGTTCGCCAAAAACCCGATTTGCCAACGGGATCACGGCATCATCATAAAGGCTGATTTTTGCAACTTTCAGGTTGTCAAGCGTCATGCTTTTTGTTGATATTAAGGCAAGCGGAACGTCCATTCTGGAATATACCATTTCAGTGACGTTGACTTTCAGCTGGAAGAAATCCATGTCCCTATTATTGACCAGCGCTTCAGTGTATTGAACACCGTCACCGCCATCAATTAAAATTGGCCTTCCAGCGTTGGCGCTTCCTGAATACCAATTGTCGATTTGTTCTTTTAATCTTTCAAACTGGTCATCAGGTAGCACTTCTTTTGAACTGAAAACGCCTGACGGCCTTGCGCCACGCTTCAACATGCTTAGATTATGCGTGCTTGATTCAATATATTGTTCAATTTCAGGCATGACTGACTGAAGCTTTGAACCACCGCGCAAGCTGTTTTTTGGATTGAAGTTTTTAATTTGCCAAGCTTCACCAAGTTCATTTTGGCTGTAATACCTGAAGCGGCCGCCAAGATTTCTTGCGGCCTGTTTATAAACTTCTTGATTATTAAGGCGGCCAAATTGTATTGAACCAAGAAACCCTTCCTGATCTTCAGCCAAAGAAGTGACTGATGAAGGGAAAACGAACAATTCCAGTGGCGGCCTGTCAACAATGCCAGTTGCGTTGACAAAAACTTCACCGTTGATCAAATACCATGCCGCCAGTTTGATTTGAAAGCTTTCAAGTGAATCTTCAGGATTTGGCTTTTTTAAAAGTTCAATCACTTCATGATCAACAAATTCTTTTGCCTTTGTGTCGTAAACGCGCGGCATAATTTCAGCAAATGGTTCAGCGATCTTGTCAACAGCTGAAGCAACTGGCGCGGCCGCCAAATAGTAGCGGATAGCCAAAAATGACTGAAGTTCAAAAAAGCCCTGACTTCCCAAAAAGTCAAAAAATCCAGCCAAAGGGTTTGAAGTGCTTGGCCTTGAAGCCGCTTTCATTTCAAGCTTTTTTCTTGGGATCATATGAAAACCATCAAATAAAGAGTTGTTAAAAACGCAACGGAACAAAGGAAAACTGAAACGGCATCAAGCACTTCAAGCGCCTGATCAACTCGGTTTTGCAAAGTTGAATCTTCCTGAAAATGAAGCTGAAGCGATTTGTTCACCAAATACATTTGAACAACATAAACCAACAGAATTGGTGACAGCCAAACAAGCGCTTGCCCTTGAATCACGTCAAACAGAACCAGCAAGACATAGAAAAGGCTAATGACAAGAATCCTTTCCCTTGCTGTTGAAGTGAAGCTTTTTATAAAGTTTTGGATTTCATTCATGTCATAATTCACGCGCGCGCGGCAATGGTTTCACTTTTAAAAGCAAGAACGTTATAAGCCAAACCAAAGCGTCAAGCCTGTCTGGTGATTTCTTGGAATTTATCGGCACATATTCAGTCAACTGGCTTTCCAAGTCAAGAAATTGGTCAGTGTGCGCAATGCGCCCTAGTTCGTAAAGTTCAGCAACGGGTTCAGCGCGCGCAAATTTTCCCTTGCTGGCATGAACCAATTTCACGGGAACGTTTTCATCAATGGCTTTGATTGCATCAATGACCAGATCCCCGCCTTGATTTGATTCAGCAACAACATAATTTGCATTATATTCATAATAGGCATTTACAGCCGTTTGCGCCCAAGTCTTTGTTGACATCTTGCCTGACAAATCGGCCTGAACAATGCCGTTGCCTTCAGCATCCTTTGAACCAACAACAATGCCGCATTCATCACTGTCAGGCATATGCGAAACTGAAGGATCAACAGCAACAATGGTTTGAATGAATTCACCATATTGCTTTGCATAGGCCGCTGAAATCATGCTGTCATTCCAAAGCGCGCCTTCAATATCTGAAAGAAATAAGCCTTCCAAAAACCGCTGACGCTTGCGCTTTGGCAGCGCCTGAAGTTCTTTCAAATACTGTTCTGGAAGGTTTTCAAGGTTGTCAGCTGGATTCATCAGCATGAAGGCTGAATCAAGCATTGACGGTTCACGCTTGGTGTTTGGAATAATCCTTTCTATAAATTCCCTGTACGTCCAGTGGCTTTTGCCAGCTGGATTCATGTCATAATAAAACCGCAATGGCAAACCGCTATTTTCTGCCAAGCGGGTGCGCAACGTCAGAATTGAATCATAAGAAAGCTGACTGCATTCATTTGCCAGAATGGTGCTGTATTCATTGCCAAGAACCTTTTCTGACCTGTCTTTGTCATCAAGGCCGCCAAACCAGATTGTTGACCAGTTTTTGCCGTCAGTTGTAAGGATTTCAAGAAACCAGTCAGTTCTGTTCAGCTTGTAATGAATGCCAGATTTCAGTTCAGGAAAACAGATTTTCAGAACCTTTGGCAAGGTGTCAAAAACAATGGATATTTTGCAATGGTTGAAATGCCGCCTGATCACCAAATGCCTTGATTCAGTTTTAATGGCGCGCAAGATGATGTTCCGCAACGCAATGAACGTTTTGCCAGCGCGTGAACCGCCAAATAGCATTGTGTGAACATGAGAATTGAGGATTTCACAAGCCAGCCTTTGCTTTTCTGTTTTCCTGAACCGCTTGGCCTGTTTTTCTCTCATGCGTTCTGATCTTCAGCATCAAAAACCATTGTCACTGAATTGTTTATGTTGACTTCAACTTCAGGTTTTTCTGACCAGTCAGCGCGCGCGCGATTGTTCAAGAAATACTTTATCGCCTTGATGTCGCCAGCCTTTACTTCACGCTTCAAGGCTTCAGCGGCTTCAAAAATTCCAAATGATCGGCCAACTTCAAAAGCATCAGATAACTTTGAAAACTCTTTCTTTTTTTCGTTAAAAGTATGATAAGAAATACCCAAACAATGTGCTGTTTGACGATAATTCAGGCCAAGTGATGCACAATGCTGAACTTTTTCAAGAACTTCTTCAGTGACTTCAAAAGCTGGCCTTCCACCTTTGTTTTTATCTTCAAACAGAACCAGTTCGCCTTGATTTTTCTTTGGCTTCTTCTTTCTGTCTGGATCATCAACGGCCACCAGCGGGAAATAATGGCCATCATCATTGGATTGAATTTGCATAATGTTTCACATGGAACTTTTTTTCACATAGTAATGAAATCAGGCTTTCTTTTCAAACTGGTCACGCGTGACCTTGTTGTGACAAGCATGAACCTGAACTTTATTCATGCCATAGTCAAGCAACATTTCTGCTTAGTCATCTGCAAAAAATAAAGCAAGAACCAGAACAAGAATAAACACAATTAAATAATCTGATCCGCTGGCTTGCTTTCTCATTCCCCTTCCCCTTTGGTTTTGCTTTGTTTTAATGAATTGTAAAGGGTTTGCTGACAAGAACCCTGAATTCACCGCAAGGATATTTGACACAATAGCAAAAAAACAAAAAACCCTCTTTTGCCGCCTCACTTGCAATCTGGCGCAAGTCTGAACCCTGAAATTCTTTGAATTCAAGATCACTTGCTGAAACGCCTTTTCCAATTTCTTTGCTTTTAGTGTTTTTCATGTTGTTCACCTTCAGATTGTTTTGGTTGATTTTGGAAATATCCATCTGGCTTTTCAAGTATGGCCAGCATGACACGTTCAATGAACATTGAATAAAGTTCACCATTGTGCGGTTCATCAATTCCAAGCCTTTTTGCAACTTCTTTACCTGATTCAAAATTGATCATATTTCACCGCCAAACAAAATTGAATCAACTTTCTTCAGCTGTTCCAGCGCAAACCTTGAACCGCCATATTCAAACGCTTTTCTGATTTTGCCAATGATTTCTGTTTTGAGCTTGTCACCTTCCCATTCTTCAGGCGTTTCATAAAGTTTTGAAGTTGCAAGAAATTCACTTTTTTCTGACCAATCGTCAAGAAAGTAGAATTTTGCATAACTTGAACCAGCTTTTTTGCAAGTAAAATACTTTCTGCCAATATGCGTGACAATGACTGGCGTTAGTTCTTGGGTTCTGTGTCTTGCCGCGTTTCCAACATTCAAACTGTAAAGGGTTTGCCCTAGTTTCAATTTTTTCATTTTTTCACCTTTTTAAATTTCAACTATTTTGTTTTGTTCAATGTGATTTTTCAAATGAACCCTGTATTCAAAATTGGTCATTCTGGCTGGATTTGGCAAGCCATGCCTTTTGGCAAATTCCCAAAGCTTTGAATCATCAACTGGCAACGCCAGCAACTTCTTTGGCTTCAGGTTCAGTTGATCATTCCAGCGTTCACCGTTCAGGTAAGTTGTTGGCAGCATGTTACCAAAGCCAAGCTGTTCATTTTTGATTCTTTTCTGAACATCCTGAACCAAGAAATTGACAAACAGTTCATGTTCATCAGGCCGCTTTTTCAACAGCGCTTTTTTGAATGACTTCTTTGCGCCTTCTTTGTTGGCCTTATTTATTCCAGAAATCCAAAACAACAAAAACAGCCTTTCAAATTCATCAGCGTTCAAGCTTGCTTGAACAAGTGTTTTATCTGGTTTTGGTTCTGGTTTTGGTTTTGGTTTAGCCGTGACTATGCCGTGACAGCCTTCACTGGTCACAAGTGACAATTCAGTGACCAGCTGTTCAATGGTTGCGTTCCAAGCTGGAACAATGCCAAAAGTTTTCAGCTTTTCAAAAAGTTCTTTGCGCCTTTCCCTTGATTTAACTTTTCTTTCATTTGAACTTTTCTTCTTTTCATCATTCTTGGCCTGTTGTTCTTGATAGTTTTG